TCTTAAACTCCTCTGGCGTCGCCGCAGTCTGCAACGCCTCACGCACCGCGTCCCGCTTATCCGCAGGAAACAGCATACTCATGCGGTCGCCCATCTGGAACATGCGCTCCGTCTCGGCTGCGATAGCGTCAGACTCAACCTTGGCCGTTCTACTGGCCGCTAAGTCGTTTCTATCAAACTGTACAGTAGCGGCGTCAGTATCAGCGACAATACGGCGATCTTGCGCCGAGACATTGTTAGCATTGGCAAGTTCCGCAGCCGCAATCTGCGCAGCAAAGCCATTTGCTTGCAAAGCGCTAGCCGTGCCAAACCCGAGCTCAGAGTCCCTAACAGCAGCATCGTCCGCAATCTTAGCAGCTTGCGCCTGTCGTGCCGCGTCTGTCGCAAGCTGAGAGGCGCGCGACCGCGCATCCGTTAGGTTGATCCTGTTTTCTGCGTTCTTATTGTCAAGATACGCCTGCTCGGTCCGCGCCACAGCTGCGGCAGCAGCAGCAGCGTCGCTGCGCGCCTTGTCTACCCTGAGCTGGTTTTGGGCGTCGCGCTCTGCGTTGACCGCCTCAGCGGTCATGTTGAGGTCCGCGTCCAGACGCAGGCGGGCCTCAGTGGTCTTGAGCTCTGACGCCTCGCGCAGCGAAGCGTTGAGCAGGGCGAGTTTAGTGGTGCTCTGGTCCACAGCATAAGCGCGCTTTGCATCCGACACTCTATCCTCAGCTGCTTGTGTGCGGATACGCGCCTCGTTTACCTTGATTTGGGCTGCGGTGTCGATACCAGAAGTCTCCGCAGCGGCGGTGCTCGCGGTTTGTGCGGAGGCTAGGCGCACCTCTTCGTCGCGCGCAGCCTGGCTCACAGCAGTGGCTTTGGTGCCCTCTCGCACAGAGATAGCAGCAATGGCTTCGTTCATAAGGATAGGGTTGCCAGAGTTTATGGCTTCCTTCTCTGGGTCCGTAGCGGTCTTCAACGCAGCGGCAATCATCCCCTCTGTAGGGTAACTTGCGTTCACAGCGGGCAGATTTGTACCTTGCAGTGCCTCACGCAGAGACTTAACAGCTTCCGTCGACGGGTTGGCGGTTGCCGCGCTTATCAGCGCGGCAACCGCGGGGTTAGCTCCCTGCTCTACCAGTGAGCGGGCGTTGAACCACTCAGAAATTGCGCCAACCTCGTTGCGGTTAGCTCTGTTCTCGATGGCGGCAGCTCGGTACGCCATCACAATCCCGTCGGCCTCATTAGGGCGGGTAAGCTGATCTGCAAGCTCTTCCGCTGTAGCGTCGGGCATAGCTGCGCGCAGCGCTTCCTTAGCCGCTTGTTCACTGGTCGCCATGCTGACGGGTCGGTTAGGCTGCTCTTTTGCCAGCTCGTCCGTGCGCGCTTTGGCAGCGTCGTAGGCGGTTGGGTCTGCGGCGGGGCCAGCTCGCAGAGTGGCTGCGTCTGTGGAGCGCCCCATGCGATCAAGGATTGCGGACCACTCAATGTCTGACCCGCGCTGATCTATGGCGCTAAGCCCGGTCGCCACTTGATCGCCAAAGCGACTAGAAATAGAAGCGTAGCTGTTGGGGTCTTTGTCCAGACTGTCGGCAGCGCGGAGCATAGCAGCACTGACGCTAGGGCCGTACAAGGCGGCAGCAGCGCGCAAGTCTGCGGCAAAGCCGGGGGCTGCGGCAATGTTCTGATCTCGCGCCAGAGAAGCGCTGGCTGCGCTGTCGCCACCGGCTTTCGGCTTAGACGCATCTCTGTACATCGCGCCCGCCAGCTCGGTGTTGTCATTGAGGGAAAGATTGGCGAGGTCGGGAAACCCCATGGCGGTGTACATATCCGCAGTCGCTTGATTTTGCGCTACTCTGGCGCGCTGCTTAGCCGCTGCCAGCTTCTCTTCAAGCTTGTACTTGCGTTCGGTGTCTGCCCGAGACAGGTCGTTGCCAAACTGGTCTTTCATGTACTGGCTGGCAACACCCATGGCGGCGCTAGAACCCTCGTCGCCACCAAAAGTCACCATAGCCGCTAGGGCTGGCTTCCCAGCTTTCTTGAAGTGCTCGGCCAATGCTGACCGCTGCTTCACTTTCTGCGCCTGCGCAGCTTCTTTGTCGGCTTTGTTCTGCGCGGCTGCGCGGCGCTCACGCTGAGCGCCGATAACGCCGCCCACGTTGACAGGCTGATTGGAGCCCATCTGACCGAGGCCAACAGACAAGATTTCAAGCATGTCAGCCGCCATCAGGCGGCGCTTGGTGGTATTCGGGTCGGTCTCATCTTTCGAGGCCTGCGCCGCCTGCGCCACTTCTTGTATGGTGCTGAACCCGTCAGACGGGTCGAGGCCGTGCTTACCAGCAAGAAAGCTGCTTGCCTCGCCCACAGCGCCGTTCAGGATTGCAGACGCAGGAGTGCCGTCCTCTCCAGCAGGGAGCGTGCTATTGATCTGCTCGTCGGTAGCGCCGCCCACCGTACGCACAATCCCCTCCACAGGGGAAGCTGGCACATGCTCAGCGCCAGTCATCGCAGCGTAAACCTGCCCGCCGTAATCGGCGCGCTTCGGGATGTGTTTCGCTGCTGGGCGCTCGTAATTCTGGGCAACGTCTAGCGCTGCGGTACGCGGGTTATCAGCGTTCTTGAACGTGTCGTACGCTCGGGACTCGGTGCCACCAAACTCACGGACCATGAAACGGGCCTGCGTCATCAGGTCGTCAGCGCTTGCCCCTTCTTGCTCCGCAAACGCTCGCAAGTCGTCCGCGCGAGAGCCGCGCCATTGTGCAATCCCAACCGCTCCCTCACCCTCATTGACGGCCATAGGGTCGCCGTTGCTTTCGGCCAGCACGTTGCCCAGAAGGCCAGAAGCGCCTGCGGGGGACATGCCCACGCCTGCGCCAGTGAAGTACTTGTACAGCTCGTCAAAGTTGTCTCGGTTAGGAAGTTTTGCCATGACGTTACTTGCCTCCCAATGCCGCAGACCCGAGCCCGGTGGCTAGGCTCAAGTAATCAAACATACCCGGCTGGCTTCGCGAGGTCTTTGTCACGTTTTGATTCAGGGGGCTACCGCCAAGCCCAGCCATAATCAAGTCGAGCATCTGCTGCGGTCGCGCTGCGACCTGCTGGTACTGAATGTCGCCTGCGTCAAGGATGCCCTGAGCGGACTGCTGCTGCTGTGAGCCGAACGCGGCCTGCCCACCAGAAATCTGCTGGCCTAAGCCGAAGCCCTGCATACCTGCGCCTTGCAGCCCACCCAGACTGGCTAACCGCTGTTGCCCGGCAGCCTGCGCCATGTTCCCTGCGGTCTGAAAACCTTGCTGGTACAGGTTGGCAGAAGTTTCAGCGGTTGTGCGGCCATAGGCGTCCATAACCTGCGACTCTACCAAGCCGTGCCGTGAACCGCCAAACGCGCCAGCCTGCGCAGCCTGACCGCGAACGTTGTTGAGGTCCATCCCACGCTGCTCGTCTATCCTGCCAAGCGCCTTGTTAAGCACGTTCTCTTGGTAGGGAGACGCATAGGAGTTCATGCTGCGGCGGAACGCTCCGGGCGCAGACATACCAGAGAACCCCTGACCAGCGCCTTGCAGCGCACGGCTGCTTGCCCCGTAAATGTTCCCCCCTTGAGGGGAATAGCCTGCTCCACCGCTCATTATAATGTCCTTTACTTTGAGCCAGGCTCGCCACTGGTGCCACCTAGGCCGTAATCGTCTGGGCCGAAACTACCAGAGTTGCCGCTGTCGCTGCCACCGCTGTCCATGCTGCCGTAATCGTCTGGGCCGTCGTAGTCGTAGTTGCTGTTGTCGCTGCCACCGCCGTCCATGCTGCCGGTGCTTTGTTGCCCCATGACCTGCTGCGGCTGTTCGCCGTTCATGCCCTTGCCGCCACCGTACACTGGCTGATACAACGGCGACTGCTCATCGTAGTACTGGCCGGTTGTAGGGTCTGCATAAAGCAAGGCAAGAGACCGGCGCATTTCCGGCGACATAGACTCGTCCATGTTGCGATCAAACACACCAGCTGGGGAGTACCCAAGAAATCCGGCGGAGTCGCGCTGAGGTGCAGGCATGTAGCCGTCAGATGGCGAAGCCTGCATACCCAGCGCCGAAGCAGCGCTTTGGTTGTTGTTGCGCGCGTCGATCTGCCCCGGAGCCTCTGCCGCGAACACCGTACCTCGGTTGGGCATGTACGGCAAACGTGCGGCAAGCGCCCCATAGTCTAGGGCGTCCACACTGGCCTCGGTAAGCCGGGGGTCAATTTTGGTTTCAGCAGTGTCCTTGCCAGCTTTGCTCGACCCCACGTTACAGCTCCTTATACATTGTAGACATGACGTGCTCCCAACCGCGCGGCTTGAGCTCACGAGCCCACCCAGTCCGACCAGAAATAGTCAGATGCTTACAGCCCATGGAGCGTGCCTGCTGCGCTATGTACTCTTCGGCGTCTTTTATGGTCTGCATGTCACCCGCAGCGATGAAGCAGTGATAAGTAGAGTACTGAGGGAACACGCAGTACTGCATCAGGACAACAGCATCGTCGTATTCGTAGACGTGTATCTGACGGGCAGCAACCTTAGCTACAACGTCGTCAAAGACGTACTGGCCTTTTGCGTGGTGCAGGGCCTCGTCAATCTGCTCCTTCCACTTGAGCAGCACAGCCATGATGACCGTGACGTACGCAGCTGCGTTGTCGCGGTTGTGGTCTATGGGCTTCAACATACCCTCTGTAGGGGAAGGTGCCGCCTGAGCGCTGGTCGCTATGTCGATGCGGCGCTTGGCAGCGTCGTCCATAGGTGCCTCGTCTGCAAGTGACCTGCGGGCTCGATCTGCCAAGCGGTGATGCGCGGTCCAGGTATTCTCGGACTGAAGCCTGTTCTGCATACTGGACAGATAGTCAGTTTGTGGCGCGCCGCTCATTGTGTAACTCCTGTTAGGCGCACGGTCAGCGCGCTTAGTTTGCTCTCTACGCCTGTGATTGTCGTTGGGGCGCCAAAGAACGAGGCCCCAGTCACAGATGTCATAAGAGCATAGGTACCGCCGTCAGCTGGGACTTCCAACGTGCCGGATACTGGCACATGGATTTGCGATTGCCCAGCCTTGCATAGCATCTGACCCATACCACGCCCAACCGGAGTTGTCAACGCTGACGCTTCTGCGATGTAAGACGCTGCGGTCACAGCGTCTCCTGACGACACGTACAAGGTAAAGTATCCTTCAAGCAGGTACATTCCCCCTAAGAGGGTAATCTCGTAGGTGCTGGCGTTAAACGATCCCCACACAGGGTCGTCACTGAGCGACGTAGGTAGTGGCACGCGGTTCGCGCCCACAGAAGCGGCGAACGTGGTCGAGACAGTGTTGGTGACAAACAGCCCTGCGCTGACAGTCTCTTGGTTGGGGATTACCCAAGACGCTCCGTCAGAGTGTACTGGCACACCCACTGCGGGGTCGTACAACAGCACCCCGGCTATTGACGCACGCTCAATAAGGTCCGTCATGCGCCAGCGAAGCAGAGGTGACACAGGCCGCAGGGTCTCCTCTGCGTACCCTCCTCCGGCCACGTCTGCCTCGTAGACGGCGCGCGCCCACGCATCAATGGACATCAGCCGTGGGTTGGGAATACTCATCGCCCAGCTCCGGGAGTTACCACAAGGCGCATAGTGCCTACTCTGGCAGAGCTAGACAACAGGTCTATGCGCAGCCTGATCTGTCTGCCAGAAGCGCGGACGCTGGTGGGGTTGGCATAGGCATAGGGGCCGTAGGCGTACTCAGTAGCCGTCGGCATGTCTCTGCCGTAGAGGGTCATAGACACGTCCCCAACGTCAGCTGTGTCGGGCAGGACAGAGCCCACGCACAGTACACGCTCGCCGGAACCAATCTCCATCGGACCAGTGGCGCAAAACACTGTGCCGTCAGGCATTACCCCGTTGACCTCGTGGTTGTATATTACCCCGTCTGGGGTAATCATCAGCGGACTAGCTACAGGGTCAGCGTCCATGGCAGCAGTGCGGCTTAGCGATCCAGTCATCCAGACGTTCTGGACATAATTCCACGAAACGTACTTGTCGATGCTGGCGCCATCATTGCTTTGGTACAGCCACCAAATTTCACTTGAGGCATGAGCAGATGTTCCAACAACCGTGCTAAGCTGCGACTTGTCCATATCTTCGATCAGGTAGTCCAGCACCTCACACGGCAACGGTTGCAGTGTCCCGTCATAGACCCAAAACGTCTCTTTGCCCAGCCACACAGCGAACGTGTCCGTAGCAACCACGGCGTCAGCAGCCACAGTACCGCATTGTGTGCCGACCTGCGCAGTACGATAGACGTAAGGAGGGCCGATGTAGGTCGCCAGTACAGCGTCAGACACTCCAACAAGCAACACGCCAGATGCGATTTGCACAGCGGTCAGCAGCTTACCATCACCAGCCAGAGTTCTTGACCCTGCCTGATTGGCTTGGGCGGGTGCCCAGACAGCTCTGTTTTCTACCTCAGAAAACGCAATGGCACGGGGCTCTCCGTTCACACCAATGGCAAAGACTTGGCGCTCTTGGGTGACAATAATGTCTTGCGTGTGCTCGGGGGCGTTTGTCACAGCAGACAGCGCCAAAGTTACTAAGTTGAGTTCGTAGATAAGGCCAGTGCCTCCTGCGTCGTTCCTCTGCACAGCAAGCAACAGCTCTCCAAACGTGGCAAACGCCCACCGCAATGGTGGGGTCGGATCTACCCCGGCCAGATTGTTAGACACTCCGTAAGCGCCTAGACCGTATGGGCTACCGCCGTAGCCTACGTTAATGACGGGACTCTTGGCAGACGTTGACCCCCCTGCCGGAGTAATGTCAGTGATAGCGCCAGCCTGACTCATGTGGTACAGCTTCAGGTTGCTGCCGAACACGACATTTAGCGCGCCGTCTAGCGCGCGCCATCCGAACACATCGCGGACAGCTTCCGCAGCACTGTCAGAGAACAGCGCAGGAATGTCTACACCAAACGTGTCTTGTCTGCGCAGCCAGCCGCCAATAGGGCGCACAGTGGCGTCCCTCCATCGGACTAGGTTCCCATCGGTCCATCTGCCGGTGCTGCTGTACGGCGTGTCATTACGCTGCAAGCCCGGAGGTAGCTTGAGAGGGATCGGCTTCATGGTTTACCCTCCAAGGGGGAACGTGGAAGAGGTTAGGCAAGTCTTTCAATTTCGAGGTGGGCGTAGAGCTCGCGCTCGCCAGTCTCACCAGAGTTACCAAACCCAGCGCCTGCGTGTGAAGTTTTGCAGTCGTGCTGGAACTCAATCACAGTTGTTGCGCCTAGCGTGAAAATGCCAACGACCGCGCTCTCAACGCAACCGTTGTCGGTAGCAGACGCAAAGTTTGAGCTGCCGATTAAGAGCGTAGCTGACGCAGTGATGCTGTATAGGCGCGCTGCGCTGCTGTTCACTCTGTAAGCAACCGCGCCGCCGCGAACGCGATAAGTCCCCGCTGGCAGGGTTACTCTTTTGCTGGTAAGGGAGGCTCCAGCGATGCTGTTATGCTGGACGGTGTTCAAGTCTCGCGTGCGCCACGCTCCGGAGTCAAACGTGCCGCCGTCGGTGTTTGCGTCCTGCGTTTCCTGCACGATAAAGTGACCAAGGTAACGGGCAGTAACAGCCTGCTCAGTTCTCAGGGGCGTCATAGCCACAGTGTTGGAGGTACCAGCCAGCGCCTCGGCTTCGCTGGCCGCGACCATTTTGTTGACGCCAGTAAGAGCTGCGCCGCTCCCTGTGAACGTGGTAGCCGCAACCTCGCCGCCGAAGGTCACGTCGTCTGCGTAGTTGTTATAGAGCATGGCTTGCCATGCACCGGCAACGCGCGCCTCAAATTCAGTGAGGTTGGCGTTGGCGAACCCGGCGAACCGAAGTTTACCGTTGCCAGTGCCTTGCAAGTAGGCGTATGGGGTATCTACACGAAACTGCGCGATGTCTGCGCCGGACGCGCCGTCAGTGTCTTGCACTGAAATAGATACCGTACCTGCGGCGCTGATGATGGCACCAGCAACAGAAAGCGAGGTGGCAGTGAGTGCCGTAAAACTACCCGTAGACGGGGTGACGGCACCAACCGTGGTATCTTCAATAACGCTGCCAGTGACATCGAGCCCGGTCAACGTAGTGTCGCCAGACAGCAAGCTATCCAGCGCCGTGAAATTGTCGTTAAGCAAGGCTCCCCATGTGTTGAGGTTTCCGCCTACCGTCGGCAAGTTAAAGCTGTAGTCTGTGGTGACGGCCATTGTGCTGCCCTTTCAAAAGCAAATAATCCCCTTGGCGGGGGACTGTCTGCGGCTACCAGCGGCGACGGATTGGGTGACGGTGTACTGGTGTGACGTGCAGAGGAGAGCCGCCGTACTCGACTTCCCACAGTGACTCATCGTTTGCGCTGGTGAGGGCTGCTTTGTAGAGGCTCTGCCACAGGCCGACGCGCTCGTCTTCGCGCAGAAACGGGGCAGTGTGCATAAGCACGCCGTACAAGTAGACATCAAAGTACTCGTCGGCTACCCAGCTGGCATCAGCGTCAGCAAAGTTAGGGATGCCTTTGCGGTAGGTAATAGCCATGTCGGCGGGCAAGTCCGCAGATATGTTGCCTGCAAACAAGATAGTGTCCTTGCTCAGCATGGCATAGGTGTCGTATATTCCCCCCGGCAGGGGAATGATCTGTTTGCTGCGCACGGTGGCAACAGTGGCAGCACTCATCGGGTTGCGACCGATAATCCGTGTTGGGTCGTTAAGCACAATAGACTTTATGGTGCGCAAAGGTGAGGTGAGCGCTGACGTAAGGAAGGTAGTACTAGAGACAGAAACAACCTCGCTCACATTGCGGTGAGAAAGGCGCAGCTCTCGCTCTAGGTCAGCGTTAGCCAGCAGGATCAAGTTGTCGAGGTTGTCAATCAGCACACTGTCATTCTGCTTCCACAGAAAGGTACTGATGAACGTCTTAAACCCTGCGTAGTTCATCGCTAACCTCCGATCTTGAAGGCGCGGTAAGCGCCGTCATCCTTGATCCGCTTAGCGGCCCGCTTGCCAAACTCGGCAGACCCAACAGCGCATCTCCACTCTTTGGCCCAGTTGGTGGCGGTGATAGGATCAATCGACCCCACCAGCCGCGCTCCGGCTACTTTGTCGTTGCGCTTCTTGCCCAGCATCTCAGAGTACGCTTTGACGGCAGCAATAACTGGGTCTACAGTATTACTGCGCTTGATAGATACGTTGCCGTACTCGTCGCACGACACGACCTCTTTTGGCTTTGAGTGCAGCCGCCGAGAGCACTCGGCAGACAGCTCTTCCTCAGCCACAGACAGCGGGAGCCCAAGCGCCCACTTGCGCTTAATAGGCTCCAGCGCTGCTCTCAAGTAGGCTGCTTGCCTACTCGGCGTCATCTTCTCCAACGTCCTCAGAGGCGTAAGGATCGGTTTTGCCGCCACCCGAGTTTGCATAAAGGGTCTCCAAATCCATCTTGACGTAGCCGAGAGAGTGGAACAAGGCAGCGTGTGCCTTGTTGAGCATGGCGGTCTCTCCGGGGTCGCAGTACACGCCGCGAGAGTCACAGACTCGCGTGCGGGTGACTTCAAACGGGCGGAGCTCTTCCGGGGTTTTCTTGGCCGCTTGAGCGTCAGCATAGGCGGCGGATCGGGCAGCGCGACGAGTGACCATGTGGTGTACCTCTGTTTACGGTGTAGTGACATTCCCCCTAGCGGGGGAATGTTTGTCGGTGTGCCGGTTACGAAGGAGCGTTTGTGGTGTCGCGGCGGATGCCCATGGCCTTCTCGTTGTCCACCTGCAAGCCGTACTCGCACCACACAAGCACGCTGTCGGCGTGGCCGGTCTTGGCGAGCGGCTTCTGCTGCACAGTTTCGAGGTAGGCAACAGCAATGTACTCAGGGTCCATCACGAAGACGTTGTAGCTGTCGTTGTCGCTAGCGGGGTTGTTGGTCGGCTGCAATCGGTTTGGAACAACCGTAAGCTGCCCGAAGTCGCTGTCGTAGATGTCGATAGCGTTGACGATGCTGCGATCCACAGTATCCTTGTACCGCGTCGCGTTGCCGGTGAACGCCTGCGACACGCGCCGCTTGTTGCCGCTGTTCACCATGATAATGGAGGGGTTGCCACCTTCATTCCAGATGTCTTCGATCAAAGAGTTGAGATCGGCTTCCGCAAAGAGGACCGCCGTAGTGCCCGGCGTGGCAATGGCGTTTGGGTAGCCCTCAGTGGTGCCAGAGAGGGTGGGGTTTGCGCCACCAGACTCAAACACGACGTTGGTACGCAAGAACGCAGGGAGACCAGCGGTAACGCGCGCGGTGCCCGACGACCCAGCGGCTGCGGCGACGTTCGACAAAAG